TGGTGAACCTCTCACGAGTATAGGGACTCTGGAAAGAATCCAAAGTCTGCTGAGAGAGGACCGTGAGAGGGCTGGCGCCGACCCCGGTGAACTGACGATCGAGGAAGATCACAAGTCTACAATAGACAGAGGCCAACTGCGTGTCCAAAGCAGTCATCCAGTACTTTATCGCCATACGTTTGATGAGGACCTGGCGGCCAGTACGTTGTCCATCGTTCTTACCCCGAGGAATCTGGTTCATAGACAAACCAGCGGTGAAGGCGGGGTTAGGAGCCAAAGGATGGTTAGCAAGGACATCCAAGATCTTGCAGCCCGGAACCCAAGGGTCAGGGCAAGAGCGCACCACAGTGCGGTCAATAGACATGGAAGAAAATGAGAAATGAGAGACGGTCGCCAAAGCTCCCTCCTAAAAAGTTGGTGAAGCAAACTTTATTAGATGCGTCCTCGCTCCCTGCGCCCCACAAGGGGGCCTTCGGTCGCTAACGGACACGGTAGTCTGCGACAGCGGAGGGCGGATGGAAAAAGAAAGGATAGCTTTCTCTTTAGTCGTCCCGGTAGCGGACTCTGAGAATTCCCTTAAGGTCATTGAGGTTCGTGGTGGCACCGTAAAGGTATCCCACGACAAAGACGTTGTTGGAACGGATTGTGGCGAGAGCTCCCGTGGTCGCAGAATTGTCAAAGACAATTGGGATGTTGCACTTCCTGTAAACCTGGACGAAGGTGGGTCCAGAGAAGCGCATACTGCCTGCAGCAGAGAGGGCACTGGGAGTGTATCTGATGAACTTGTCGTGGAGGACGACGAACCTGTCCGCATTGTCCAGGTTCCTGTAGGCGAGGGCAGAGTTCGCGTTCATGAGGTCGACGTAGGCAGGAGCAGCGCCATTGCACTGTTTATCCAGGACGACCATGAGACGCATGTAGACGACGTTAGTCTCCGTGTGGTGGAGATCGAGGTTGTACATGAGTTGGATGGAAGTGAGGGTGACAGATCTCCCAATCCTTCCAGAGGGACCATCACTGACAGGAATCTGGTTGACGGAGGTGAATCCCCAAGAGACTCCACTTGGGAGGGTCGCGAGGTTGAGGGAGATGTCCGCGTACTTAGACTCGACACCAGAGGGCTGGAAACGACCGTAGGCGCCGCCCGTGCGCGCAAAGCCACGAAGCTTGGGACTGCGACGGATCATGGTCGTCGCCCGAGTTGCAGGAGACAAAAGTCGAGGGGAGGTCCAACCCTTGGTGGCAGCAGGGGTGTTGAGGAAGGTCCTTCTTCTCGGGGTCCTGAAGGGGGACCTGACAGGGGTCCGGTAGGAGGAGGGAGAAAACATCTGAACACAAAAAGGTTTTTGAGAAATGAATTTATTCAAAGGGATCCATCTCGGTTTCATCCTGCTGGTAGCAGAGGCAAGGAACACAGAAGCATTCTTCGCAGTAGAAGGCGCCAAGCTCGCGGTCATCCTCCTCTTCCTCCTCGTCAGTCAGAGTCAGAGGCGAGGTCGACGAGGGGTGGGGGACCTCGTGGAACGCATCCAGGCGTTGGGCCTTTTCTCGGGGGGGAGTAGGGCCAGTCAAATCCTCCAGAGGGGGATCCGGGTCCGGGTCGTCGCTCTCCAGAATCGGAGTCAGAGGGCGGTCCTCCAGAGGGGCTGGAGTCGGAGGCTCGTCGTAGAAGTGGTAGAGGCAGCCGTTCTCCGGGCAAGCTGGGTCCCGAAGGTGAGGGGTCGAGGGAGGGCCCGAGTGCCCCGCCTGCTTCCAAGTCAATGAGTTGACAAGGTCGGCCCGGCGGCGAGGGCGACTGATAATGGGGACGGGAGAGTAGTAGACGGGAGGTTGCTCCGAAGTCCTGGGCCTCTTGCCAAGGAGTTGGCAATCGAGATCCTCCTCGGTCCCGATCAGCCGGATCGGCGCTGGAGCTCGAAGTTGGCGGGGGACGCGGGGGATCGCGGGAGGATCGACCAAGGTCGTAGGGGTAGTTTCGGTCGGGCGAGGGAGAGCCTTCGAAGTTGTCAAGGTTGTCACCTTTGACAGGATGGGGGCGTCCGTCCATGTCGATGTAGATGACTCGGTCAAGTCGACGCAAGAGGGGCTCGGATCGCTGGTTGGGATACCAGGTGTCGGGAGGGTAGTTGGAGGTGATGACGATGGTCCTGGCGACAAAAGGCTTACTTCCGACTTTGATGTCGATGATGAGGGGGTATCGGTCGAGAACGTGTAGCGCCACGCCGTAGGGCATTGTGCCCGTGAGGAAGTCATCGATGACAACGTGATCGTGACAGTCGTAGCCACACCAGTAGGCTCCGCCACGGAAGGGGTAAGCGTCAGGATTCTGCTGATAAGCCCAGCGTGACTTGCCAGTTCCTGCAGGTCCGTAAAGTACGGTGACTTGAGTCTTCCATGATCTCCCGTTAGTAACCAGTCTACGATACTTGTCAATTGCATTGTGGTTGCGGGCCCATGTGGCCCCGTACTTCTCTGCGATCTCGCGCTCGGACATGCCGGTCTTGACGTCGGCCATTAGGAGCATCAGGTCGTTGCGTTTTCCAGGGGCGGGAGGTTCTCCTTGTTCCCAAGGCCCGTCGAGGCGTCCCTCGTCCTTGCGACAGTAATCGCGGGCCTGATCGTGGGTTCCTCGACGCGGCTCGAAGTGCGCACGGGGCGCAAGACGGCGGAGAGCTGCGAGCCGACGGTTCGAGGGGAAGTAGAGGTAGCCCTGGAAGTGGGGAGTTCCGGACTCTCCCTGCTCAAGCTGGTAGACGAGGTACGAGGCGCCCCATTGCGTGGGGTCCTCAGTTGCTGGAGTAGGGACATCGCGGATGGGGTTGTTGAGGGTGAAGCACCAAGCTCTAGTCTGTGCGTTGGTTGCAAGGGCTGAAGCCATGTTCTGTTGGTACAGAGGTTGAGGGTGGTAATACTGCTGTACCAGCCACCCTCAACCTTTTAAACCCACGTAAAAATGACGAAGGTTCAGAACGCAAATTTATTGGCGAATAGAATGAGAATCCAGATTCTGACGAATCAGAGGAGAATCCAGTTTTTGACGAATCACAGATGAATCCAGATTCTGGCGAATCAGAAGTCCACGTAAAAAAGACGTGTTGTCATGTGGAGGTAGGCGTTGGTGTACCCCGCGGCCTCAGTGATGACGAAGTAGGAGAGGTTGTTGCCGCGCATGTCGATGCCGGCAGACCCCTTGTAAGTGAGAGTAGTGTCAACGTCCAAGACGACGTTTGTGAGAGGAGTCTGGAGATGCTGCCCAGTAGCACCACCATTGTGGTTTACAAGGTCCATGCAATGAGTTTCATCATAGAGGATGGTGAACCTCTCACGAGTATAGGGACTCTGGAAAGAATCCAAAGTCTGCTGAGAGAGGACCGTGAGAGGGCTGGCGCCGACCCCGGTGAACTGACGATCGAGGAAGATCACAAGTCTACA